GATTCAGTATTGATTGCTCGTTTAACGATTGAGAACTGTGGGTATCTTAATTTAACTACAATCTTATCAGTAACCCGAATTTCATCTTTGATGGTTTCTGGCATATCTACTTTAATATCCAAGATGTTTACATCCACATCCATAATGTTACCACACTCTTTATCTTCTACTTCATTGTTACATCTGTATTTGTTTTGAACTACTTCACCTACTGAGCGAGCTCGTAGATTTAAAAAGTAATATTCAACATCTAAAACAGGTAGACTATCAAAATCAATTTCTGTTAAAGTACAGTTAAGTAGCACTTGGCGAATATTCTGTTCAATAGTTTCAGAATCATTTGCTTCTAATGCCATTAACAAATTTCTTTGTTCTTTTACCAAGAAAGGTCTAAAACGAATATGTTTTTTAGACAATGGTAAATCCAATTCATAAATTGGCGTATCAACTTTTGGCAAAGCCATTATATTATCTCCTCAATTAAAATAAAGAACCACCCAAACCACCAGTAAATTCAGAAACGGCACCACCAATACCGGCAGTAGCAATATTTTTAAGACTACTAACAATATTATTATTTCTCCAGTAAGAGTATGCCAACACCACAGTTAATTTATGTGTACCATCGGATGACCAATCTAAATCCATTTGATTTACAGCAATTGGATACGCATCAATTAATTCAATAGAATAACTTAATTTGTTAGTTACATCGTATTGACTAATTGTTACAGTTGTTGCATAATCACCTTTGTATTTCATATTAAATGTGGTTGATGGGTTAATGAACTCCATCCACGCATCAAAGAATTCTTTTTCTAACATATCATCTGAAACAATAAATGTTAAATCCATATCATTGTATGTTGTTTGATATGGAAACTTTTCAGTAATGTTATAAATCTTTTGGTCTGCTGTGGCCAATGACCTACCTGGCAAATTGGCAGATTCACATCTGAAAGTCAATCTTTCCGAAATATTGCGGTATAGAATAAGTGTTAGTGGTACCGGAATAGAAACATCAAACCGATTAGGCCTTGCTAAGTCGGTTTTAAAACTAGATTTAAAATCGTTAATTGTACCTGCCATTTAAGAATTCCTTATTTCTTGTATGGATTCTTTCCATACTTCTGCCGGTTTGGCACCTTTAAACAATTGGGTAGGCAAGAATATTGCCACTTCCCACTCGTCTGGTTGAACGGTAATTATCTTTGACTTAATATGACTGTTTAGATAGCGTTTAATGCATGGCCTGAACGCTTTAAAACGCTTGGAGGCGTTTAAAATGTCATATGTTATTCTGATTCTCTTGGGTTCATTTTCATCGTTCAGGATGGCGTAATCCATGAGTTTATCCAAAAATGCCACTCTGTACTTAATTGGTAGGTAATGAAGGTTTAACCCAAGAAAACCATCGGGGTATTTCTCCAATGCCAATACCAACGGAAAACGGTCATAATATGGCAAATCATCTTTACCTTTTGGGTCATAATAAAAATGGTATAAACCACCTAAAATGAATCTTTTATTTTTTCTAAAATTCTCAACACCAATACCACGGGGTATTTGAGCAACATTTCTTAATTCAGCAATCTTTTTCATCAACCATGTGTGAGATTCTCTGGACAATGATTGTAATTGTGCAGTTGTTTTTTGCTGAGTAATTTGCGTAAGTTTAGATGGCATAATGATTATTTAGTTGAGTCCTAGGTGGTCTTCGGTAAGTAATTTAAAGTCCCATGCTCGTTCCGCACAGTATTCTTCTGCTGCTCTCCACTTGGCTTGGTTTACACCCCATGTGGTCACTTCGTTGATATATTGTTTGGTGATTCTTTTCTTTTTTTCTGGTTCCATAGTCTGTCTTTTGGGCTTGACTTCGAGTACCATGGTTTTGAGTTTACCTTCTTTTGTTTTTACTTTTACAATAAAATCAGGAAAATAACGATGCCAACGACCATCTACTGGCGATTTGTAAGGAATAATAAGTTCTTCTGACCCCCAAGATAGTATCTCAGGATTGGTATCAAGCCAAAACATTACTTTACATTCCCAAGAAGAACGATAGACTATATTGGTGTGGTCACCAATATATTTGTTAGGGTTGCGGGGTTTAAATAATCCAGAATAAGCCATATAAATATATACAATTCAATCGTTTTAAAGGTTAACAAATGGCTGTCATTTCAATCCCAACATCAATCGGCGGTGTAGCAATTCCCGGTGGATTAATAGCAGGACCTTTAGGTAAACTATTTGGTACAAACAAAAATAGTAATCTTCTTCAATATCCAAGTGACTTAGCCAATAATCCAACCAGAGCACATTCTGTATTTTTTACAATTAAAGAAGTAAATCCAGTTAACAATGAAGAAGTAGGACTAAAAACAATTAATAATGTTAGCAATACCGTTGAACAAAGTTTGCAGGCTTCATTAAAACCTAAAACAACAGCAATAACAAGTCAGGTTGCTTTATATATGCCAGACACATTGAATATGACTTATAGTTCTAACTATGAAGATTTTAGTTTGACTGAGGCATTGGGCGTTGCAGGTAAAATTACTCAACTTGGAACTTCAGCATATGAAGATTATAAAAAAACAGGAAGTTTTGCTGATACTGCCATGAATCTTGTACAAGGACCTGCAGGTGCCGAACTTGCCGGCCTTTTGGGTAAAAAAAGTGGACTGACATCAGACCAGTTAGGTAATGTATTATTAAAATCTACTGGTAAAGCAATAAACCCACAAATGCAATTGTTATACAAAGGCATTGGTCTTAGGCAATTTCAATTAGATTTTATTTTTACACCAAAAACAAAAGCCGAAGCTAAAACTGTGAAAAATATTATTGATACATTCACTTATTATTCTCATCCAATACTTGGTGATGCCGCTAAAGGTAGTCAAGGTCAATATTTTATTATGCCGGCCGTATTTGAAATTAAATTTAAATTTACTGGTGGTGATGGAACTTTTAGTTCAATAGTTAGTTCAGTACTAGGAAGTTTAGGTTCTATTGGTTCCGCAATTGCGCCTTTATTAGGTTCAGAGGGTACAGAAAATGAAAACTTATACAAGGTTGGTGAATGTGTATTAGAGAACATGACTGTTGATTATGCACCAAATGGTTGGGCAGCATATGCTGATGGTGCGCCAGTTCAAACTCGGTTAACATTACAATTTAAAGAAATGGATATTGTACATCGTGGTCGTTTGACAAAACCAGGTGGCAATAAAGTTGGAGAAGTTAGATAATGAAATATTTTTCCACTTTACCATTTATTGTATCGACAGACCCTAATGGTAATAAAATTGCGGCGGTCAATCTTTTAGTTAGAACATCTATTGTTCCTGGTTTATTAAACGATCCTTCTTTGTATTATAAGTATGACATACAAGAAGGTGACACACCAGAAGTTATTGCAAGTAAATATTATAATGACCCCTATCGTTATTGGTTAGTATTGTTTGCAAATGAACTATTCGACCCTCAATGGGATTGGCCATTACCATATCAAATTTTTATTAACTATATTAATGATAAGTATGCCGCTGATGCAGCAAATAACAATATGGATCCTATTGCATATACTCAAGCAACAATTTATGAATATCGTAAAATTATTTCAACTACTGATTCAACGACACAAAATACAACAACTGACATTTATGTGGTAGATTTTGCTACTTATACCAATACAATTACAGGTACTGAAACTGTTGCATTTCAACCAACAAAATGGAATGATAATGCTCAAGTTACTGTTGTAACTACTAAAGCACCACTTTCAATTTATGATTGGGAAGAAGAACAAAATGAAAAAAGAAGAAGTATTCGTTTACTAAATGCAGGTTATGTAAATCAACTAGAAGAACAGTTTAATTACTTGGCAAACAAATAATTCATGGCAAATTTTGAATCCGCACCGCAACAAACTGGTGTAATATACGCACAAGACTTTACATTAAAGTCATTAACTCTATTGTCACCATCTTATGGTCCATTTGAAGTAACGTCTGTGATGGTCGAAATGGCCTATTTTGAAGATATTTTTAGTAATGTAGTAACCGGTAGATTGGTGGTAAGTGATGCTGAAGCTTTTATTGAAAAATTAAATTTGAGTGGTAATGAATATATTCGCATGACTTTTGGTAAAGCTGGAAGTAAAGCATTTGATGTTGATAAATTATTTCGCATTTATAAAATATCAGCCAGAGGGTTGGTGGGTAATATGCAAACTGAAGCTTATGCACTTCATTTCTGTTCTGATGAAATGGTTCTTTCAGAACAATACAAAATAAGCAAATCATATAAAGATAAAAAAATATCAGAAATTATTGAAGATATTTGTGGTGAAAACTATTTGGATGTACCTAAAAACAAAAAACTTGACATTGAAGAAACTGAGGGTGTCTATAGTTTTATTGTACCTAATTTCAAACCTTTTGAAGCAATTAATTGGTTATCAACCTATGCAAAGTCAAAAACTGAAGGTGTGGTTGGTGCAGATATGTTGTTTTTTGAGAATAAAGAAGGTTATAAATTTGCCTCTTTGCAAACTTTGTTTAATCAAAAAATATACAGAACTTATTCATATGATCCTAAAAATGTGGACATTAAATCTCAACCAGCGCAAGAAAAATTCTATTCTGTTCTTACCTATGAGTTTGTAAATACATTTGATACATTGGATGCAATTAACTCTGGTGTTTTTGCCAATCAATTAATTACTATTGACCCATTATTACAAAATCATAATGTTGTAGATTTTAATTATAATGATTATTTTAAAAAATCTAAAAAATTAAATAAATTTCCAATTGTCAATAATGCAAAAAATCGAAAAGATGATGCAATATATGAAACACCTCAAGCGGTAGTTAAGATGGCAACATCTAATTCAGGTCAAAAAGATGTGGGTTACATTGGTAGTAAACCTGGATCTTATTCAAAAGATATTTTTATTGAAGAATATGTGCCAAATAGAACTGCACAAATTTCATTAACTAATTATAATAAAATGAAATTGGTTATTGCTGGAGATCCTGGTGCAACAGTTGGTTCAACAATTAATTTTAATTTATTGACAATGAATCCTACCACCAAAGGAAAAGAACCTGATAAGTTCTATTCAGGCAAATATTTAATTACTGCGGTTAGACATTCTATTAGTATGAGTAGTTTTCAAACAGTATTAGAGATTGTCAAAGAAAGTGTTCCAAATGAATATATTAGTCCAAAGATGGATTCAGCACTTTGGAAAAATACTGTGAAAGGTATTGTATAATGCCAATTTTTAAACAGAACTTTTTAGGTCAGTCAGGATTTGTCTGGTGGATTGGAGTAGTTGAGAATAGAAAAGACCCATTAAATATTGGTCGTTGTCAAATTCGTATCTTTGGTTGGCATACAGATGACCTTGACCTAATACCATCGGCTGATTTGCCGTGGGCTCACCCCGTAATGCCTATTAATGATTCACGCAACTTCAATACACCAAAAGAAGGTGATTATGTTGTTGGATTCTTTTTTGATGGTGAGTCTGGTCAATTTCCTGGTTACCTTGGTGTATTACCTGGAGTTCCAAGTGCAGCTGCACCACAACAGGCAGATGCACCACAAAAAGGGTTTCAAGATATAAGGACAGCAGAAGAACTTGCAACTGCACCTGTACCACCAAAAAGTGTAACTGCACCAACAGACGGTTCTGGTGCTTCTGTAACCGACCAACCGGCACCAAGAAATCCATCCGTTGCTGGTTTTCCAACTGTACCACCAATTGCAATTAATGATCCAAATAATGCACCAGAACAAATTGTAAAACGATTAGAAAATGTTGTTAAAGATATTCCAGGTCCTGATAATAAAAACTTGGCTGATGTAATTGCCGGTGCCGCTCAAGGCGCTCAGGCTGCATTAGATGGTGTTGTTGCAGACTTACAAGCATTGGTACCAGATATTACTTCATTAAATTCAAGAATTATATCTACAGCGCCAATTACTGCGGTTACAGATTTAGCTTCTGGTTTTATAGATTCAGCAAAACAGGCAGCTGCTCAAGTACAAGCAGAAATTGCAGCTGCACAAGAACAATTAGCCAAAACGCAAGAAGCAGTTCAAAAACAACTTGCAGAAGCCACAGCTGCAGCTCAAGCTCAAGCACAAGAGGCGGCCGCCTCAGCATCACAAGGATTAGCAGATTTACAATCAAAAGCGCAGAGTGTGGCGGGAGATATTGTTGCCAAATTAAATAGTTTAAGTAGTGGAACCGTGCAGACTACATATCCAGTAACCTTAGTGGATGGAATACCTAATGTTAATGGTGCAGGTTTAACTTTACCATTAAATCAAGTAAATACTATGGCAGCCGAATTAGAAGCAAATATTGCTTCTATGCAACAACAATTACAAGATGAATTGAGTAAAATATAATGGCAGATACCTCAGCAATACTCGCACTACAACAACAAATTGCAACAATGCAGGCGCAACTGACTGTATTGCAAGATGTTCAAAATAATAAAACAACTTATGATAAATCCGCAACTCAATTGGAAGCGGTAGATAATCCTAATAATGCATTTAGTGAGCCAACTACACCTTACGCACCAGAATATCCATACAATAATGCAAAAGCAACTGAATCTGGTCATCTAATGGAGTTTGATGATACTCCTGGCGCCGAGAGAGTATCAATAGCACATAGAAGTGGTACTTTCTTTGAAATTGGACCAGATGGTTCAAAAACAGAAAAAATCTTTAATGATAATTATCAGATTATTATGAAAGATGACTTTGTTCAGATTATGGGTAAAGCAACCGTGTCGGTTCAAGGAGATTGTAAAGTATATGTACAAGGAAATGCACAATTACAGGTAGATGGAGATGTAAATTGGAAAGTAGGCGGAAACATGAATTTGGCAGTAGATGGTATGTTTACTGCCTCTGCATCAGATTTCAACCTTGTTGGTCCTATTAACCAAGTAGGTGACTATATTACCACAGGTAACATATTAAACCAAGGTAATATCTCTTCCGCAAAGAATATTCAAGCACAATTAAATTTTGTTGGTCACCAAGATTTATTGCTTGATAGAGATGCATTTATTACTAGAAATACTGAAATTGGTGGTTATGAAAATGTCGTTGGTAATATTACCACAAACTCCAGTCTATTTGCTGCAAAAAATATTTCTGGTGGTACAGGTCAAGGCGGTGGTTCAATGACATTTACTGGTAATATCAATGTAACTGGTGGTGTTACCGCTTCGGCCGATGTTGTTGGCCAAGGCGTAAGTCTGAAAACGCATACACATAGCGGTGTTACAGGTGGTCCTTCGAATACAGGTGTACCAAATTAATTTGGAAATTCGATTTTTTCTGTTCCGGCCTAAGAATTTTCCTCACGATATCTCAGATTCCGTACAGCTGTTTTACTCCTAGAGCTTATAAATAAACAATGGCAACTTTAAATAAAATATACTCGGATATCGACTTAACCTTTACTAGACAACCCGGTAAAGGCGATATTGCGCTTAGTTATGATGATAATGCTGTTATTCGCTCAGTTCGTAACCTTTTATTGACTGATTTTTACGAAAGACCATTTCAACCAGAGATTGGTTCAAATATTAATGGTTTATTGTTTGAACCAATAACATCTATTACCGCAGCTGCGATTGAAGAAGATATTAAAAATACTTTGGCCAATTTTGAACCAAGAGTAAATGTGCAAGAAATAATAGTTAATGCACTACCCGATCAAAATGCATTTTTTGTGAGAGTTACATTTTATATTGGAAATAACACAGCACCTACAGCCGTTAACCTGTTATTAGAGAGAAATCGATAAATGGCATCAAATACTAATATTCAATTAGCTGACCTTGATTTTAATACCATCAAGCAGAACTTTATTACCTACTTGCAAGGCCAAAATATCCTTAAAGATTATGATTATACAGGTTCAGCACTTTCAACACTTTTAGATGTTTTGGCATACAACACACAATATAATGCGTTCTATTTGAACATGGTAGCAAATGAAATGTTTTTGGATTCTGCAATTCAAAGAGAATCTGTTGTTTCTCATGCCAAACTTTTAAACTATACACCACAATCGGCTATTGCACCTACCGCAGTAGTAAACATGAATGTGTATAATGTTACCGCTTCATCTTTAACAATGCCACAATATACAAGATTTATTTCTGAAGCAATTGATGGGGTAAACTATACATTCCTTACAACTGATTCGATGACAGTTAATACGGATTTGGCCAATAATTTGGCTGTTTTTGCTAATGTTGAAATTAAACAAGCAGTTGTTGGTACAAATTCATTTACTGTTGACACATCTTTAAATCCAACATTGATATTTGAAATACCAGATACTAATATTGATACTTCTACATTATCTGTAACAGTTCAGCAGTCCAGTTCAAATACTTATTATGACATTTATACTTTAACAACAGATTATACTGCATTAACTTCTAATAGTTTGGTTTATTTCTTGCAAGAAGGTAGTTCAGGTTTCTATCAAATTTATTTTGGTGATAATAACCTTGGAAAAACATTAAGTGATGGCAATATTGTTAATGTTTCTTATTTGTCTACAAAAGGACATTCAGCGACTGGTGCTAATAGTTTTACGCTTTTGGATACAATAGGTGGTTATGGTACAACCATTATTACTCCTGTTGTGCCGGCTTTATATGGTAAAGACAGAGAATCAATTGAATCTATTAAATATCAAGCACCTAAAGCTTATGCTGCAGGCAATCGTGCAGTTACCAAAAATGATTATATTACACTAATTCAACAAAACAAATATGGTATTGCTTTAGATGCAGTTAATGTGTGGGGCGGTGAAGAAGTTACTCCACCACAATATGGAAAAATATTCATTTCAGTTAAACCGTCCAATGGTTATAGTTTAACAGAAGCACAAAAAAATCTATTAATTACAAATGTAATTCAACCTATTTCTGTTATGACTGTTATTCCAAAACTTGTAACACCAGATTACATTTATTTGTTATTTAATGCAAGTATTACTTTTGATTCTAAAAAAACTACTCTAACATCTGCACAAATTCAAACATTGGTTAAAAATGGAATTACAACTTTCTGTAATTCAAAATTAAATACCTTTAATTCAACTTTTGCCGTTGGAGATTTAATTACCTATGTTCAATCTTTAGATAAATCTATTATTGGTGCCGATTTTGATTTAATATTACAACGCAGAATTGTTCCAAGAACTAACACAAGTGCCAATTATGCGGTAGAATTTGCAAATCCATTAAAGCGTTATATTGACCAGTCGGTAACATTTCCTACATCATTTGCTCAATATGATATTAATGCAAATTATTATCCGTTAGTTTATTTTGAAGAATCTTCAGACGTAACGACTGGAGTTTCATTTGCTACTATGACCGCTGGGGGTTCTGGTTATACTAATCCAACCGCAGTTATCTATGGTGATGGCACAGGAGCAACTGCTACATTAACAGTACAAAATGGTGTTGTTACTGGCGTTACTATTACCGCTGGCGGTACGGGTTATACTCAAGCATTGATCCTAATCACAGATACTACTGGTACCGGTGCTTCTGCTACCGCAACATTAAAATCAAACTTTACAAACTTGAGAACATATTATTTTGATGCTAATAATGTTAAAAATATTCTAACAAACGCAACAGCGGTTTCAAGTGCAGGTACGGTAGATTATACTAATGGTATTGTTAATTTGACCAATTTTACTCCAGCTTTAATTAATAGTGGAGACGGATATTTCCGTATTAATGCGTATGCAGCTGAAAGAGTAGTATCTTCTACTTTCAATCGCATCATTACATTAGATCCAACAGACCCAACAGCAATTACAGTTAATGTTATAACAAAATAATTAATGACTTATTTTAATAAAACTTCTGCATTAGTATCATCACAATTACCAAAGTTTATTAGTGATGACCCCAATTATTCCACATTTGTTTTATTTCTCCAAGCATATTATGAATGGATGGAAGAACAAGGTGGTGCCACCTATGGTGCAAAAAATATCCCGAATTATTATGATATTGATAAAACGCTTGATAGTTTTTTAGACCATTTTCGCCATGAATTTCTTGCTTTTTTCCCTCAAGGTGCATTGGTTGATGAAAGAAAATTAATTAAAATTGCCAAAGAATTATATAAAACAAAAGGAACTCCTGCATCTTTTGAGTTTTTGTTTAGAGTTCTTTATGATTCCGATGTTCAATTATTTAATACATCTGATTATGTTTTTAGAGCTTCAGACGGAAAATGGACAATTACCAAATCCGTTAAATTAGCAACTTCAGATACAACATGGTTTAATTCTATTGGTTATAGAGTTTTTGGATTAGAATCTAGAGCTTATGCCACCATTGAATCTGTAAATATTATAAATTCTAATTCTCTTGAATTGATTTTAACAACGGTACAAAATAATTTTATTTCGGGTGAATATGTTGTTGTACAAGATGATAGATTTAATAATATTATATTTAATAATAATATATTAACCGCAGAAATTCTTGGAGTTATTTCTGCTGTAACAGTAAATCCGGCTTATAAAGGTGCAGGATATGTTGTTGGAGATCCTGTTGTATTTTATGGTGGTCTAGATCCTAATACTGCTAGTCCTATTGGAGCTTCTGCAACTATAGGAGCAGTCAGTACTGCTGGTATTGGAGATATTTCTGCAAGTTATCCTGGACATGGTTATAGAAGTAGTTTTACTGATATTCAAATTAATTCTCCTACAGGAGCATTTGCTGCAGCCGTTTTATCAACAACTGATGGTGTTGCATATCCAGTAAATTGGATAGGACAAGAAGTAATTAGTTCAATTGATACAAATCAACATTTAAATATTGGAACTTTTATAGGATTTGCAAATAATGTTATCGCAAATGCCAATTCAAAATTGTCAACCACATTAACTTATCCAACATTAACAACTTATGGAATTGGAACAATTTTAATTACAATTCCTGGCCAAGGGTATGAACAATCAACCACATCAGCAAATGCATTAGGAACTTATTTAAATAGTAGAGGTGGCGCAAATAATCTTGTCAGTCTAGGAATTTTAGCTCCTATTAATATTGTAAATGGCGGTACAGGTTATCAATTATTAGATAAAATTATTTTTACTGGTGGAGGTGGTGTTGGTGCAAATGCATATGTTACCGGTTGTGGAGCAGCAAACGGAACAATTACGCAAATATCATATAGAATTACTCCCAATTTAGTAACACCTTTAGGTGGAATGGGATATACTGGACTTCCAGCTCTTACTGTTAATTCTTCAAATGTGGCCGCCTATGGTGCCATTCTTCAAGTTCCAGGTTTTCTTGGAGCGGATGCAATACTTCAACCAAACACAACAATTTCCGGTGAAGTAACACAAATTAACATTAGTGAATATGGTCAAAATTATATTTCTTCTCCTTCTGTTTCTTTGCGTGTTGAAGATATATTGGTATACAATAACAATCCAAATAATACAGTTAAAAGTGGAGACAAAATATATCAATATGCAAATGGTAGTTCTAAAAATGTCATTTCATTTATTGCCAATGTTGAATCTTTAATATTAGTTTCTTCTAATGCTGCTGGCAATAATTTTTATTCTAATTATAACCTAAGAGTATATGACTATTCAGGAGCTTCAAACACCAGTAACCCTTTAATTGTTCTCAGAAATGACCGATTATTTGGCGCAAATTTATTAATTAATACTGCAACATCTGGCATTTATACCACAGGCCGAAAGATTTATGGTAACGGTCAAGCTAGAGCTCAAGTTAGTTTTTCACAAGGTGTTCAATACGGCCAAGGAGTTTATTTAAATTCTGATGGCCAACCATCTTCATATAGTGTTTTACAAAATGAAGATTATAATGATTTTACCTATTTCTTAAAAGTAGAAAAAGCTTTATCTGAATATAAAGATACCGCATTGGCTTTCTTACATCCAGCTGGTTTACATTACAAAACATTTAACACACTACTAAGTTCTAATGCTTTCAATACAGCATTTTCAAGTCAAGAAATTTCAAGTAATCCATTGGCATACTTGTTGGGTGCTGGCGGTGCAACCTTTAGAGCCAACGTAGCCAATACTCAATATTCAAATACGATTGTTTTCAACAATTTAAGTGGTGCTCAAGTTAATGCAGTTGTAACACCAGGGTCATTCTTGACTTTGTATACAGACCTTGGAAGTCCATATACCTCAAATGTTCGTTTTGTAACAAGTAATACTGTTACCTTACAGACACCATGGGTAACTTCAGTTCCTAATGTGGCCTACGCAACAAGCGATGGAACAAATCAACTAAATATAGTCAATACAACAACTGCCTGGACGGTTGCAACGGGTAATACCTATACATTTGCCAATACATTTATTAATCCAGGCGATAATATTACCTATAATGGCAATACAGGTACAGTAATTTATTCAGATCCACTTACGATACAAGTTCTTGGTGCCACATTTGGAACTGGAGATGGTTATGTAACTCTAACAAGAAACGTGGTTACAGGCAATGTTTGGGTAACTGAAGTTCTGCCATTAGTAGAAACAATTGAACTTGATGCGGAAACAGGTCAAGTTTTAACAACAGAAGATAACAATATACTTTTATTGGGGTAACATAAATGCCATCGGTTAAAATTTCGGAATTAGTACAATCAGCAAATCTAAATGTGAATCCATCGGATTCTTATTTTGTTGTGGTTGATTCAGATACTAATACAACTAACAAAATATCAGCAAAAAGTGTTGGTGATACTCTATATGCAAACAACGCTTTGTATGTTGGTTCTGGTGGTGTTGTTCTAACAAACGTAATTGCACAGTTTACTGGTGTTGATGGTTCTTTTGTTCAAATGTCTATGCAAAACCAAAACGCAACTGGTTCTGCTGACTATGTTGTAACTGCTGATACTGGTACTAATGCAAATTCATACATTGATTTAGGTATAAACAATTCACAATATGCAGACCCAACATTCTCTGCAATGAAACCTTATGATGGTTATTTGTATGTTCATGGACCTGCCGATTTAAGTGCTTCAGGTAATTTAGTTATTGGTACTGCATCTGATGCTGCAAATATTGTGCTCATCTCTAGTGGCACACAGGCTGCCAATATTATGGCATACATTAATAAAAACGGAACATTATGGAATGCTCCATTTACTGCTAACGGAGGTTTATATTTCCAAGACGGCACACTACAAAGAAGTGCAGCCAACGCTAATGTTATCAGCATTAACGCTTATACTTCAGCTGTTTATGATGCTGTTAATTCAGCTGTAACACAAATATCATCAAATACATTATATCAATTTGGAATTAATGCATCACAAAATTCATCAATTCAAATTGCTGCAGCCAATACTGTTGGCATCAATGCGTATGCTTATGCTGCTTTTGCGGTGGCCAATACCGCCGTACAAAATACTGCCTTGATTCAGTTACAAACAGTTCAACTTTCTGGTAATTTGATTGCTAACTCAGTAGGCCAAGGTATCTTTGTTGATAAATTTACATCGAATTCTGCAACCTTTACTCAAAACATGGTTGTTCTTGGTAATCTTTCTGCCAATACATTGTTGGGTAATATTTTCTTCTCTAACGTAACGACAATAACTACACAATCTAATTCTATTCTTTGGACCACTCAAGCTGGTTCCGTTACTCAACAGACTGCACAATTATGGTACTATGCTAATACACAGTCATTGATTTTAGATACAGATATTCCTGGTGATAGACTGTCTATCTCCAAAGTTCTTTTCTTCCGTGGTTTCAATACTACTGGCGCAACAATACCAGCAAATTCTTTTGTTCGTTTGATTGCTGGTGTTACTGCAAATCAAATTCCATTACTTGCTTTGGCAGATGCAACATCGGCAGCCAACGCAACTGTTGCTGGATTTGTTAAAGTTGCTATTGCAAACGGCGCATATGGTTTTGCATACTCACAAGGTATTGTTGAAGATTTGGATACAAGAAGTCTTGGTTCAACTGGTGATATTATTTTCTTGTCAACAACACCAGGTCGTGCATCTAATGTGGCTCCTACTGATGGTGCCAACACAGTAGTTCAATTAGGTAGAATTATTAATTCTGATGCAACTCAAGGTAAATTGTTTGTTCAAAACCAATTGCGCCAAGCATATGGTAGACCAAATGGTGCCTTGTTATATGCTTTTGCTAATAATATTACAGCAAGTAATACATTAAATATCAATGAAAGTATTGGCCGATTGAATGTATCGAGTAGCATCTATGCGGCAAATGGCATCATTAATAAGAGTTCAGAATATCCAAGTTCGCAAACCGCAATTACTATTAACATGGCAACAGACACATGGGTAAAATGCAATGTGGGCGCCTCACTTGGAATTACAGTAAGTAATTTTGTTCCTGGTTCTGAAGTAACTGTTATTGCAACCAATCCAAATACAGGTGGTGGTGCAAATAGAACTATCACTCACGGTTGTTCTGGCCTTAATTCATCCGTTGGTGCGTTGACCTTTACTTTAGGTGGAACAACAACAGCGTTCTTAAAATATCGTTGTCTTGATGGCGATTTGGCAAACACCTATGTTCAAGTAACCTACAGCTGATAAATAAAACACTATGGCAAATACAGTAAACGGATTATTAACAACATACGGCAGAACTGCTCTGGTAGAGATTATGTACGCAGTTCCAGGACTAGGCGTTACTGGAGGAACTGCGGCTAATGCTTATGTTTTTTTTGGTAAAGTAGATGCATGGCCAGATGATGCTAATCCTCCAGCACCAACCGAAGACCAATTTAATATTAAAAAAGTAAATAAAAATATTATTGCTCTTAAAAAACTTTTGACACCAACAACTTCTCCTGTTATACCACGATATGATTGGACTTCTGGCGATGTGTATACACAGTATACCGATACTGAAGATATATTTAAATATGATGTCAATGGTATTATGGACAATATATTCTATGTTCGTAATAGTTATGACCAAATTTTTAAATGTTTATGTAATAATAATGGTTCCGATTCTACTGTTGAACCTGTTATTCAACCAGGAAATACAAATATTGGAGATGTTTTAATACTTGCAGATGGTTACAAATGGATATATGTAACCACTATTGATAAAGGACTAAAGAAATCATTTTTTGATAACCAATGGATGCCAATTTTTGTTGGGTATAATACTCCAAATGCTTTAGTGACATCCGGATTTGGCCAAATTGATGCAATCAATGTAACATCTAATGGTAGTAATTATCCAACGAATACATCAACTCGCATTGTAATTTCCGGTGATGGTTACGGAGCAACCGCAGTAGCTAATGCATACAATGGAGTTATTCAACAAGTTTATGTAACCAATCCTGGAACAAATTATACCTATGCAACCGTTTCAATTGTTTCTGAATCAGCAAATGGTACAGGTGCAACCGCCAATGCAGTAATTTCTCCAATTGGAGGTCACGGATATGACCCCATTTCAGAATTAGGATGTAATCACCTTATGATTACAGCTGAATTTGACAATAGTGAATCAACAGTACTTTCTTCTGGCAAAACTGGTCAACCTTATTTGCCAACAAATATTGCTTTTAGACAAGCTGGACTTATAATTTTTCCAGCTCAATCAGATGGCCAAGCAGCATCAGAATCGGTATATAATGCCTGTGATTTAACCTCCGTAACCGCCGGTCCATCTCCATATATTTCTGGTGAAACAGTAACTCAAGATGGTTTTAGTGCAATAATGGTTTCACATGACACCGGAAATAACCTGGTTTCGTTGATAAATACAGAAGGAACTTATACATTAGGTCAACCACTTGTTGGCCAAACTTCTGGTGTTTCAAGAGTACTGTTGCAATACTCTCCTTCACTTTATAGTATTGGTTCTGGTTACATGATGTATGTTGAAAATAGAAGTCCTGTACAAAGAAATCCAAATGGTAATGAACAACTCCGATTAGTTTTAAGATTTTAAGGTAAAAAAATGGCAGAAAATTACAATATTGACCCGTATTATGATGACTTTGATCCTAACAAAAATTTTCATAGGATTTTATTTAAACCGGGATATGCAGTTCAAGCGAGAGAATTAACACAATCTCAAACCATTCTTCAGAATCAAATTTCTCAATTTGCTTCTGCAATTTATTCTCAGAACACTCCTGTTTCTGGTGGTCAAGTTACTACCAACTTAAATTGTTATTACCTTAAACTCAATCCAACTTATAATAATTTATCGATTAGCGCTTCAAGCTTTATTGGCCAAAAAATTACCAATGATACTGGTTCAATCATAGCTCAAGTTGTATCGGCCGCAGAAGCCACCGGCAACGCCTTAGTTGCTGGCGACCCTCCAACATTAATTGTTACATATCTTTCTGGTGGCCGTTTTGTTGATACCCAAACACTTTATATAACGGATGGTGTTGTTAATACTCCAGTTGCAACTTTAATTGGAGTAACTACCGGTCAAACTACCTGTACTGGACTCTCATCTGTGGCTTCTGTTTCTTCTGGAGTATTTTGGGTTATTAATGGTTACAATACTGTTACAAATGCCGATGGCACAACTTCACAGTATCAAATTGGTAATTTTGTAAATTTATTGCCGCAAACAGTTATTCTTGATAAGTACGATAATATTCCTTCACTTCGTGTTGGTTTAAATATTGTTGAAAGTACAGTAACTTATGTAGATGATGCCTCATTATTGGATCCTGCTCCTGGTGCCACAAACTATTTGGCACCAGGTGCCGACCGTTATCAAGTTACATTAAATTTAGAAACACGACCATTAACAATTGGTAATGATGATAACTTTATTGAATTACTTCGCATCAATAATGGTCAAATTGTTAAACAATCAACCACAACTACTTATTCTGCACTTGATGATTACATTGCAAAACGTGATTATGAAACAAATGGAGATTATGTTGTAGAAGATTTTAAATTAACACCAACACCTAATGCTGCCGGTAATTCTGCATATTACGATATGATTATCAGTAAAGGTGTTGCATATGTTCATGGTTATCGTGTTGAAAATCAATCAAATATAACACTAACATCACCACGAGCACAAAATACTGCTGTTGTTCAACCTGGTAATAATAATGTTTTTGTTAGTTATGGAAGTTATTATACAGTTGACACATCAAATGGTACATTTGATATTACTACGATGCCGACTATTGATTTGCATTGTGTTAGCCAAGCCAATATTGTTTCCACCAATACAACCACTTATAGTTCAACATTAATTGGTACAGGATATATTAGAGGTTTACAATATCTCTACACAACAGGTACAAACAACTATGTGTATCAAGCTTATGTTAATGATATCACAACAACCAGTTTATCAAGTAACGTAAATACTGCACTAACAACTTCAAACACCATTCAATTCTTTGATATTACAGGTAAATTATCTAGTATTGCCAATGCTTACTATGGTGCAACACTTGCTATTACCGGTGGTACTGATACTGGTGATGTCCGCATAATTAACTCATGGAATCCCACAACAAAAACTGCAACCGTAAATCAACCATTTACAGTCACACCAGATGGAACAAGTAACGTAAGTATTATTTTCTCAACAGGCAATGCAGGTTCTATTGTACAGAAAAATCCTACATTATTTGGATTAACTGCTGGTGTTAATATTAATGTTCTTAGTGGTCGTGTCAATGGCGTTAATGCTGGTGCTGCAATTCTTTGGAATGCATCTACACCAGAGATGATTTTTCAATTACCAAATTCATATATTGCAAACGGTTCTATGAATTCCGTTTCTTTTACTTCCACTATGATTTGGCGCAATGTAACTTGGAGTGGCGTTACAAATGCAACCACACCAATTACTACGCCTTCAGGAGTTTCTTTCCAAGGTACTGGATCAAGTATATTTGGTGAAACATTTAGACAAAACTATACTGTAATTGATACAGTAACAGGAAAAATATTAGACTTCAATACTTCGGCGAATTGTGCTTCGGTAAATACAAGTACTTCAGCAATTTTTCAATCAGCTGCTTATACTGCGGCCAATCGTCCAGTTAATATTATTGCTGATGTGGTAGTTAGCGTTCCAGCTTTGGATTATTCTGGTATTATTGTTAAAACTAAAACTTTGATTACTGGTAATACCGGTTATGTTGGAACTTTCTCAACAGCTGTTCCAGGTGCAAATACAAATACTTTTTTAGATTTGAATACCGGTCAAGCATATATTTTGGGCAATACAGCGTCTAATACAGCTGGTGCAATTTCACTTTATGTTGCAGATGTTAAAAACATTACCAAAATATATGACACCGGTGCTCGAGGAACTTCTTTAACTACAGGAACTTCTTTAACTAATTATCGAGATATTACAACTTCATTTAGTTTTGATAATGGCCAACGTGATAATTTTTATGATTTTGCTTCGATTAAATTGTTACCTGGTGTTGCGCCACCAAAAGGTAATATTTTAGTTGTATTTAATTATTATGCACCTTCAGGTGGAGATGCTTTCTTTAATGGTACATCTTATTTACCAAATGGAACAACAGAAAAGTATGCTCAAATACCATCATATACATCTAAGCGTGGAACATTATATAACCTAAGAGATTGTATTGATTTTAGGCCTGTGCGACAGAATAATACCAACGCAAACACATATACTTGGGTATACAAAACTGCGCCAGCATCTACAGCTGGTAACTCTGGTGGTATGTTCTTGCCAGTAAATAATGGTAACTTTACTTCAGGTTATCAATATTACTTGGCTCGTAAAGATAAATTGGTATTAACAAAAGACAGTAACTTTTTAATGATTTTAGGAACTCCATCCGTTAATGCAATTTCTCCAACAGAACCCGATGGTTCTTTGGTACTTGCAAATATTTCACTTGATCCATATACTGCATATGTTCCAGGCGAAGGACCAAACTATTCTACAGGTGAATCTTCTTATGGAACAACCACAAGAACTGTACCTGTAAATCTTTCAGTTAACAAAGTAATTCACAAGCGTTGGGCTAAGTCTGATATATCAGATTTACAAACTCAAGTGGATAATTTGGAATATTATACATCATTAAGTTTGTTGGAATCCAATGCAAATGCATTGCAAGTTCCTGATGTAAACGGTTTAAATCGTTTTAAAAATGGTATTTTAGTTGATGACTTTAGTACATATGCCACATCAGATACGACATCATTCAACAATTATAAAGCTAATATTAATATTAGAACTAAAACGATGTCGCCGTTAACACACATTAATAATTTTCAATTGCAAAATCCACTTGTTCTTGGTACTTTAGGTACTTTACCAAAAACAACTTCATATGCAATAAGCACCCTTAATGGCACCCAAACAAACATTTATACGTTGCCATACACAACAGCTAATTTAATTACACAACCTTTGGCAAGTAATACTGTTAGTGTAAACCCATTCAATGTTGTATTATATGAGGGTATCTGTACCTTGAACCCTCCAATGGATAATTGGGTTAATAATATTGAAGCACCAAATGTGATAATTACTGAACCACAATTTCAATTCACACAACAAACTGGTGGTATAAATTTAACAAATGCAGGCGACTATCAATCTTTGCCAGGAACAACAGTCGCTCCAGCAACAGGTTCCGCAACAACCACAAACCAAGCTTATGCAAGTCAAGCATCAGGTTTAAATCAAGCAACAGGAACATCTTCCGCAGCTGCAACTCCTTTATCAGCAACAAATGGTTATGTTACCAATAATGGCGTCTTGCCATATATTCGCCCACAAGAAGTTATTATTCGTGCAAAAGGTCTTTTAGTTAATGCGCCGCTTGCTTGTTGGTTTGATGGTATTAATGTTGACAAGTATATGATTCAACCTAATACTATTGAATTATATAATGTTAAAGGTAGATTTGAAGAAGATGATATTGTTGGATTTTATGATAATGTCACTACTCGGCAATTTTTCCCAATTGGTCGTGTGGTGTCTACATATAATTATGGAGCAAATACAGCTACATCCAAAAATGGTTTAAGTAATACTAGATTGTATATTTCATCTTATATTCAAACTCCAAATACAGTTGCAACAGTTAATTTGATTAATGCTTATTTTTCTTCAAATGGACAATATCAATATTCAACTGCCAATGGCCAAGTTAAATTTACAAATGCTAACTCTATCATAACTTTACACACTAATGGTAATGTTGCAGCTGCCGGTAATGGAAAATTCACTTCAACGACACAAAATGTTGTGGCTGGGTTATACAAAACAATATTCATTTCTGGTGCATCAACATTTTTTAACCAATATGCTGCTTGGGGTGACCAAAACAATGGCACCACATGGAACGCATATTTCCCTGTGTCTGTGGTTGCTAATGCTAACTATACCATAACTACAAGTTCTACTTCAGCTGGTTCTACTAATTTTGGTTATACATATAACGGATTGTATTATTATACCGCAGTTGTAACTGGTGGTTACAATACCGGCAATCCAGTTTCAACAACTATTACTACCATTCCTGGAGCAACTTCAATAGGTGCTTTTGGTGCTTTGCGATGGGATGCTGCGAACACGGCCAATGCCTTCTTATCTTGGAATCAAACTAACCCAAGTAATACTACTGCTGGTATTGCCGTAACAGTTAGAGATTCTAATAATAATCTAATTTGGAATACAATGTCGCCAAATGGTTTAACAATGGCCAATGTAGCTACAAAATTTACTATGGTTGGTGGCGGTTCAATGTTTACCGGTTGCAAACAAATTGTTTTGGATAAGAATGCTTCTTCCGCTAATCAATTCTATCAAGGTTCAGCTATAACAGTTAAAACAACTTTGATTTATCCACATAATTATACTGCTGAATACATACCACCTACTCCGCAATTGTATGTGGTAGTTGGCTCAGTTTCAAATGGCGATGGTGATACTTCATGGCCAGTATACGATTGGGTTGATGATACCGCTGGAATTAAAGCTCGTGCAGAAAAAATTGCAAACGAACAAGCTCAAGTTGTATGGTTATCATCCACATATACATTTAGTGCAAACGTAATTGATTATTATGGTCCTACTAGAGTAGCTACATTAGATGCGCCAGTAGATATTGCTATAGGAACAAATCAACAATATGGCCAGATAACATCACAATATTCTCTTAATGGTGTTGTTGCTTCAGTTAAAGATGCGATGTATTATGGAAATACTATTCCTAAATTGTCATCTGATGAACGTGGTAACTTTGCGGCCGTATTTAATATCCCCGGTTCACAATTTTATACCGGTCAACGTGTGTTCCGTGTTGATAACCGAAATCGTGCTTCTAATGATCCAAAATCTGCAACGACATATGCAGAATCAACTTTTTGGGCTGGCGGTGTTCAAGATTCTACAAATTCATTTTCACCTTCTGTAGATTCTTCTGCAAGAAATTTCACTCCACAGAATTCACAAGGTTACAATATTGTAAGTCAAACTTCACCTATTGATCCTGTTGCACAAACATTTCTTGTTGATAAGCAAAATTATCCAAATGGAGTATTTTTATCTTCTCTTAAATTGTTTTTTGCACCATATCAAAATAGTCTTAAAGCGCCTACTGCACCCGTTATTGTTTCTCTTATGGGAACATTAAATGGTTATCCAAATGGAAAAACATTAGACCATTCTATTGTTGTTAAATCTGGTGAAGATATTAAAGTATCTAATGCGCCACATTATTTGGATCCAGATACATATACAGAGTTTGTATTTGATGCTCCTGTTTATGTTCAATCTGGAGTTTTATATGCGTTTGTTGTTCATTCAAATTCTGTTGATTACAGTTTATATTATGGTGGACAAAATCAAATTGCTATTACATCAACATCTACCGCATTACCAATTGGTAAAGGTGGTGTAGCTCCAACTAAACCTTCTAAGATTGGTGCGGCGCCTTATGTTGGCGCTTTGTTTGAATCACAGAACTCTATAACATGGACTGCTGACCAAACTAAAGATTTGATGTTTGTAATGAATCAATGTAAATTTGATATTACACAAAACCCAACAATTCCATTTTCAACCACATATCAATTAAGGTCAAGAAAACTTGGTAGACAAGATGTTCTTCAGAAAGTTGATGCTAATTTGGTTTCAAGTATATACATGAGTCAAGGTACTGACCAATCGATGCACGCCTTTAATGTATCGACAACTGATTTTGTTCCATCATCAACAGGCCTGACATACTCATATAGTTCAACGCTTCAAGTTGGACAAAGTGTAACTACACCACAATCAATAACTCCTGGTCGTTTTGGTACACCTGCACAAGATAATTTTTATTTAAATGATGGAAAAGGTGCAAGAACGCTATTAACAGGTTCTAATACTTCATTCCAACTATTTGCACAATTATCTTCTAGTGATGCTAACGTAAGTCCTATTCTTTCTGATGATGGAATAGCTCTGTATAGTATTTTGTATAGTGTCGATAACTTAGGCATTCCAACCAAAGCTGTTTCTGTTGCAAATACAGGTGCCGGTTATAGTAATAATGCTACAATTGTTATTACTTCTGCATTAGGTAAATCAAATTCATTAAATGATTACTTGACTAATGATTTGCCTGTATTTGGTTACACTACAAATTCATTCACTGGCGCTATCAGTAGCATTTACACAACTTATCAAGGTTCTGGATATGTTGCAACACCAACAATTACAATTTTAGATCCAACAACTCGTTCAGGTAATGCTCTAATTAATGCTAGTCCATTCTCAACATCAGTTAACGGAATTGGTACTACAAACTTCCTAGGTCAGTTACAAGTTGGTGCAACATTAACAACTCAAAACAATATTGTAATTGGTACAATTCAAAGTATTACTAACTCTAATAACTTAATATTGACAACCAATGCATTGTCTTGGTCAAATGCAAATACTTATTTCTGTAGTAATGCGACCTTTGTGGTTTCTGGTGAAACATCACCTACTGGTGGTAATGCACAACACAGATATTACACTAAGAAAGTTATTCTTACTCCAGGTAATGATTCTGGTGACTTGCGTGTATATTGTACTGCATACAAACCTGCTGGTTCACAAATATATGTTTATTATAGAATTTTAAATGCGGCTGATACTGGTAAATTGGAAGACCAAAACTGGCAGATAATGACACAAAAAGGTGGAGCAGGAGTATTCTCTACAGCTAGAAGTAACTTAATTGAATATGAATATGCTCCAGGTAACTTCTATGGCACATCTCCAAATAACTCTATATCTTATACTAGTACAACTACTGGTTCAACTTATAACAAGTTTATTCAGTTTGCTATAAAGGTGATAATTGTAACTTCAGATAAGACCGCAGTACCATTCTTATCCGATATTCGTGCATTAGCATTACCGTCTGGTACAGGAACTTAATATGTTAGTGAAGATTCCTGGTACTAATTTGATGAGGGACACCGAAAGTATGGCCCTCCTCAATATAGATAATACTGAAAAGAATGATTACTATTCTAAATTAAAATTGTTACAGAACCAAAAAGAGCAAATAAATACCATCAAGCAAGAAATTAATGGTGTTAAAGATGATATCAGCGACATTAAACAACTATTGAAACAGTTATTGGATAAACAGTAATGGCAAATACAGTAAGTCAATTAAGCTTAGCAAACACCTTCAACGAATGGTTGACAGGTACTATCAATTTAATTACAGAAAATAATACCTTAGGTAAAGGAAATTATACCAAAGATACTGGTATATTAACCATTTCTAATACAGGCACATCATTTATTGTATCTGGCGATTCGTTGTTTAGCGGTAATCTTGTAATGAGTAAAGTTTCAACAACAGGCAATTCTTTACAAGTAACTGGCGATTCGTTGTTTAGTGGCAACGTGTTCATTAATGGTAGCTCAACAGCATACAAAACAAATGTGACTACTATATTATCGGCTCCTTACGCTAATTTTACCACTACTGCAAACGTGGGTTGGTTAAATGCTAATAATGTCAACGTAAATTCAATTACTGTTACTACATTAACAAGCAATGTTTCAGCAAATTTTGCTGCTGTTAATGCAACAAGCATTAATGTATCCACTATTAATGTATCAACCATTACTGCATCAAATACAAATACAAGTATTCTTTCTACAACTTTGGCAAATATTGCTACATTGAATGTTTCTTCAACTGCCAATATTAGTACATTGTATGTTAATACTTTATTAAGAGTTAATACTTCAAGAATTGGTCTTGGTCAAAATATTGCCAATACGCCAGGTTATGCTCAAGGTGCTAATGCTATTGCAATTGGTACTAATGCTGCATCTGATCCAAATTTTGGAGCTTTAGGTGGACAAGGAACCAGTTCAATTGCTATTGGTGAAAACGCTGGTCAAACATCAGGTTCATATCAGATTTCAATCGGCCGAAATGCAGGTAAATATAAT